CGCCTGGTAAGCAGCAACAAGATACGGGGAGCCACAAACTCCCCGTTTTCTTAACCACAAGGAGAACTCAATGGCGCTGTTCAAATGCCTTCGCAGCGGGAATCTGGTGAATATCGAGCAACAGGATGACATCGACCGCATGAAGTTCCACGAAGGCTACGTTGCCGTTGGTGAAGTTAGTACCCACTCTCAAGGAGATTCGCATGAACACAATGAAATGCAAAGTGCCTTCGCGCAAGCCCCCCAAGTTGCCGAAGCAGAAGTAAAGGCCAAGAAGCGCGGCAGACCGAGCAAAGTTGAGGTAGTTGGGGAACTGTAATGGCTATTGACATCAACTCACTGATAAAGCAATACGCGAATCCGTGGGATACCTCGTACAGTTACCTCGACCCTACGGGTGCCGTGCTTGGCAAGGGTTATGACACTTACGAGGATGCGATTCGTAAGTTGGCGTTTACTGCTGGAACGAAGCAGTACGACCCGAAATCCATGCGCTATGCGCTGGAGAATTGGGGGATTGAGACTCCTGATCTTGCAGGCGGTTATGGGTTCAGCGGATTCTACAATCCAGAAGTAAACCAGATGGGAAGCGATTCCGGCGGATATACGCCAGAGCAGCGCGGGCAGTTGTTTGGTTCGCAGCAAGAGTTGTGGAACTACCTGAATACCGACCCGACTGCCAAGGGTATGCTGTCCTACGATTCCCTAGAGAAATACGGTCGGCAACTGACCGAAGGGCAGAAGCAGAATATGTACGCCCTGTTAAGTTCTCCTACGGCCAGTTCGGTGCTTGAGACGTACAAGGGCGTTCCAGACTGGACGTATCACAGGGCAGCGTATGAACCTGCATACAACCCAACAGCCGGAATGAATGTATCCGGCGAAAACGCACTTGTCGGTTCAACCCCGGTTTTTGGCGCGGATGGGCAGATCGCAGGCTATAAGATAAACGTCAATCCGGCGCACATTAACGCAGCCGACACTAGCGGAAGGGTGCAGAGTTCAACATCGGGGGCGACGCAGTGGGACAAAAGCGTTCTGGACTTCGCCACGCCGATTGATCAGAACACGATATTCGTTAAGACCGAGGACGTTCCAAAGTTGGCGTACAAGAGTTACGGATCGTCTTCGTACAACAAAGAGGACACGCTTGCGTCGCAGTTAGGCGAGATGGCGGTTAAGGGATTTATCGGCACAGTTGCCGGTGGTGCATTGGGATTTGGCCCTGCCTCGGCTGGAGGTTCGTGGTCGACTATCGGATCGGGAGCGGCAGGAGCGGCAGGTACAGGAGGTTCTATGTTTGGCGATCTATTTAGTGGGGCTGGAGATTGGTTCTCTAATCTGTTTAGTGGCGGGTCGGAAGCATTGCCTGAATTGCTTGGCGAGGCTGGCGGATACGGATTCACCAGCGCAGAAGCCGCAGGCGCTCTGCCGACGCTGCTTGGTGAAGCCGGTGGCTATGCTCTGGAATCGACTCCGTGGTATCAAGACCTGCTAAGTCAGGCTACGCAAAATCCGCTGAGTACCGCTGCGAATACGCTTCGGACGCTACAGGGTTCCGGCTTACTCAGCGGCGGCGCTCAAATCCTCGGTGGCGTACTGTCTGGAAACGCCGCACAGGACGCAGCCAAAACGCAAGCGCAAGCCCAACTCGAAGCCGCCCGTATCGCCGCAGACGCTGCCAAGTTCAAGCCGGTTGGCGTCACCACTCGCTTCGGACAGTCGAACTTCACCAAGGATGCACAGGGCAACGTAGTCGGCGCAGGATACGCCCTGACGCCCGATGTGAAGGCGCAACAGGACAAGTTGATGGGTATGTCCAACGACATGCTCTCGCAGTACCAGAACGCACCCGCCGCCTTCGCTCCGATGGGAGCCGCAGGGCAACGCGCCATGTCACTCGGAAATCAGTACCTCGCTACTGATCCGGCGGCACAGGCACAGAAGTACATGCAGGAACAGCAGGCGCTGTTGGCTACTGGCCGTGAGCGCGATACGAACCAGATGCTGACCGGCGAGTTCAACCGTGGAACCTACGGGCTTTCGACAGGCGGCACTAGCACTGGAATGATGGGCGCGAATCCACGCCTTGAAGCCCTGTATAACGCACAGCGTCAGCAAGACCTCGGTTTGGCTGCACAGGCTACACAGGGCGGCATGGACTACGCGAAGTTCGGCGCAGGCATGATGGACGTTGGCGGCGCTCTGACTCGCGGCATGTACCAAGGGCAGACGGCGGCATACGACCCGTACAAGACGGCACTCGGTGGCGCACAGACCATCGAAGGCTTGGGTCAGAATGCGCTCGATCTTGGTGTGAACATGGGTAAAGTAACGAGCAACGCGCAATCGGGAATGCTCTTGGCGAACGGTATGAATGCAGCGGCTCAGACTCAGGCGAATGCGGCATACAGTCCGTGGGGTACGGCGCTGATGGCGGGTGGTAATGCGTTGAATCAGATGACGCAGCCGCAGCAGCAGCAACCTCAGTATGCGTTTAACCCGTACACCGGACAACCTATTCTCTAAGGACACATCATGGCACAAGGAATAGTCGATAGCCTGTTCGGAGTCAGCCCTTATCAGGCTGAACAGCAGCGGTTCGCGCAGGATCAGGACTACGCGGCAAAACTCGCCGGTATGAACAACATTCAGCAAGCCAAGTACGGGATCGGACAGGGCGCGGCTGGACTCACTCGTAACGTGGCGCAAGGCATGTTCGGCATGGTCGATCCGACTGTTCAGGAAGCGCAGATGCGTGAGCAGGTCATGGGCATGGGCGGTGATTTGTCCACGTCGGCTGGACTTAAGGCGAAGGCGGCTCAGTTTGCACAGGCGGGGGATCAGGCGACGGCGATGAAGTTGATTATGGCCGCTCGGCAGATGGAAGCCAAGGAACAGGAGCAGATGATTGCTTCTCGGAAGCAGGCGCTCGGTGAGCGCAAACAGGATTTCCAAGAACAGGAAGCGATGGACTTGAAGCGTCAGCAACTGGCTCAGTCTTACGAGTTGGCTAAGGAACGCGCTGATGATGCAAGGGCGTCTGCTGCTGAACGTTCTGCGGCTATGCGCGAGGCTAACCAGATTCGTATTGAAATAGCGAAGATGGCCGCTCAAGCAAAAATGGGTTCGGGTGGTCTTGGTAAGCCGCCTGCCGGATATCGTTACACCGCTGATGGCAATTTGGAGCCTATCCCCGGTGGCCCGAAGGACATGACTTCAAAGAACAAGGCTATTTCTGAAACCGCAGAAATGAAGGCGAAACTCGTAACTCAGAAGGTTGACGAGGCGCTGAAAGAAACTGGATTCTTCTCTACCGGATTGACGGGTGAAGTTCTTGGGATGATTCCAGGAACAGGCGCTTACGATCTGGATGCGACTTTGGATACCATCAAGGCAAATCTTGGCTTCAATGAACTTCAAGCCATGCGTCAGGCTTCGCCAACTGGCGGTGCTTTGGGTCAGGTTGCTGTGCGCGAACTTGAGATGCTTCAGGCAACCATTGCTTCGTTGAAGAAGGGGCAGAGTCAGCCGAAGCTTCGCCAAGGGCTTCAGCAAGTCAAAACGCATTACGGAAACTGGAAGAAGGCTGTTGATGCTGCAAACACTCAAGAAGGCGGCGCATCTCCTGAAGCGCAACCTACTAGCGGTTGGTCAATCAAGAAGAAACCGTAATGGCTACCTACGAGATTACATCTCCTGACGGACAGACCTACGAAGTAACCGCGCCGGATAACGCATCCGAATCGGCGGTGCTTGCGTATGCTAAGACTCAATTCGAGAAACCTGCCGTATCGTCAACGCCGACTTTATCGCCTGAACAGATTGCAGAGCAAAAGCAACGGGCCGCTAAGTCTATGGTTCGCGCTGAACGAGGAACCGTGGGAAACATTGTCGGTGACGTAATCGCAGGCGCAGGCGCTCTTGGTGGGAAGATTCTGGATATCCCGTCGAAGATGCTTGATGCGCCTTGGCTGCGTAGCGAGTTCAGCCAGATGGGTGATGTAGCCGATAAAGAGAGCGGCGCTTATCTCGCAGGAGGTTTGCTTGACCCTATCGCACAAGCTGCTGGTTCCGGTGTTTTTGCTGCGGCATCTCGCGCACCGTCTATTCCGAAGGTTGCCGATGCGACCTCGGCGTACCTGAAGAATATCGCCGCTGGCGGTGTGACGGGCGCTGGACTAACTGCGGCTCAAGGTGGCGATGCTGCTGAAGGCGGGTTATTCGGAGCAGGGCTAACAGCCGTTCTTGGAAGCCCTGCACTTGCCCGTGCTGTATCCAATATGTCAGGCGCGGCAAAGAACGTAGGAAATTCTCTGTGGGCAACGCTATCGAAAGGTGGCCGTGCTTCCATTGGTCAGAAGATGGTTCTCGACCAACTGCAACCGGCAGAGCGTGAAGCATTGCTGAAAGTTTTGAATATCAGAGGAATTGATACTTCTGAGCTTGGTCAGTCGCTTACCGTTTCGCAGACTCTTGGGCAATCCCGTATTGGACAGACGGTGAAATCACCTATGGGTGCTAGGGTTGCAGCACTTGAGGGTGAGATTTCCAAGATGCCAGGCGGTGAGGATTTGAACGCTATTGCAGCTGCACAGCAAGGCGCACAACGCGAGATGATGGGTACGCTGTCCGGTGGTCGAAATGCTGCGGTTGATCCTTTGATTGGTATGTCGGCTGATGATATTGCTCTTGCTAATGCAAAAGCCGCACGGACTGCAACAGCACAACGCCTGTATCCGCAAGGCGAAGTGTCCGGTGATCGTGCGCTAAATGAGATCATGGGCCGACCTGCTGTGACCCGCGCTCTTGGAATTGAGGAGCGTAGCGCCGGTAATGTGCCAAGGGTTACGCAGATTGGTCAGGACGTTCCTGCAAAGACCGTGTATCAAGGCGTATTCACTGATTGGCAGCAGACTCCGTACAAAGAGGACATGCCGGAGCAGTTCGCCAAGTATTCCATCAAGTCGTTGCAGAATCAGTATCGGCTGATGGAAAAGGAAGTGAATCGCCTGATGAAGTCGCCTGCATCTACGGATGAGACTTTAGGGTACGAATTACGCGAGGCGAAGAATGCCCTTGGGAACTGGCTTGCTGAGAAATCACCTGAATGGGCGCAGGCTAATCGTGTGTTTGCGTTCCAATCGGTTCCGGCAAATCAGATGAAGGTCGGAACTGCATTGGCGCAAAAGATGGAGCAATCACCCGAAGCCTTCTTGAAGGCAACTGAGGCTATCCCTGCTCAGGAGCGTTTGATTCGTCAGACTACCGGCAGGCCGAATCAGCAGTTGTCCGACATGTTCAATCTTGGTCAGATGAGCAAGATTTCTGGTTTGCGGAATGCTTCACAGATTCAGGGTGAGGTTCAGGAGTTACAGAAACTTGCAAGGGCTAACCTTGGCGATGAACGCGCCTTCCAGTTGCCAAACCTGCTTAACGTGTGGGTTGCCGTAGCTAACAAGTTGGCGCGTGAAACAGCCAAGTCAACAGTTGATGATGTGACCAAGGAAGCGGCTAAGGTTTTGGCTGATCCTAAGTTGCTGCGTGAGTTGCTTGTACGAGATGCGGCAAATCGTGCTGCATTTGCTAAACCAATCTCAGCGGCAACGATGGCACCGATGGTTAGTGGAGCAAGTAACATTCAAGGAATGATGTCAGGAGCGCAACAATGACCACCTACCTTCAAGCCGTCGAAACCCATTATGTGTACGAACACATAAGGCTGGATACTGGCAAGGTATTTTATGTTGGTAAGGGTCGCGGCCAAAGACTTCTGAAAACATCAAGCCGCAATCAGCATTGGAAGAATGTTGTCTCGAAATGTGGTGGATTCAAGGCAGAAATAATCGCTAATGGGCTGACTGAAGATGAAGCGTTCAATTTTGAAAAACTATTGATTAGCCAAATAAAAATTCAAACTGATCTGAGTTTGGTTAATTTGAATGACGGTGGTAAAGGTGGAGTTAGCCCTAGTCCAGAAACACTTGAGAAGATGCGGCTAATCAACCTTGGTCGAAAGCACTCAGATAAATTCAGAGAGAATCAACGTCAAAACATGCTCGGTAACAAAATGTCTGATGAAACGAGGGCAAAAGTTAGCGCATCCCTAAAGGGTAAGCCGAAGTCTAAAGAACACGCTGAAAAAGTATCTAAGGCTTTGATTGGGAAAAAGCATACGCCAGAGGCAAGATTGAAGATTAGTGCTGCAAAAAAAGGAAAGCCGCCATCAAACAAAGGATCGAAATGGAGCGATGAAACACGGGCTAAAATTGCCGCGATTTGGGTCAAAAGGCGGTTAAAGAAAAGCGAGGAGTGGCTATGAGTACAACGTATTTGCAGGCTGTGAATGAAGTTTTAGCGAGGCTTCGGGAATCATCTGTTGCGGCGGTGTCAACGAGTGCTTACAGTCAGCTAATCGGGTATTATGTTCTTGATAGTTTGCGCCAAGTGCAAGACGCCTGGAACTGGGACGCCCTCTCCACGACCATCCCCGTCACCACGGCGGCTGGAACGTCTAACTACACGCTTACCGGCTCCGGAATCCGTCAGCGCGACGTTAACGTCAACGACACATCGAACCAAGGGCGGCTGCACAACGTCCCGATCCAGTGGATTCTCGACCAACAGCAACTGAGTACAGTACAGACCGGCAATCCGGTGTATTACGCATGGAACGGCACGGACGGCACCGACAGCAAGGTGGAACTGTTCCCGACACCGGACGGCACCTACAGCGTCAAGTTCAACCTGATTGTCCCGCAAGCGACGTTATCCTCTGACGCTACCGTAATCACCGTACCCTCTGAGCCGGTCATAGCAGGCGCATTTGCCCGTGCATTGGTCGAGCGAGGCGAGGATGGCGGCTTGGCGTCTGGAGAGGCGTGGGGGCTGTTTAAGAGCGTCCTGAGCGATTACATATCGCTTGAGAAGGAACGCTTCACCGAGTTTGACTGTTTCGAGGCTGTGTAACGCATGAGCCAACAAGTCGTTACCTTCTCCATATCAGCCCCCGGCTTTGCGGGGCTGAACCTGCAAGACTCGCCCGTTGATCTCCCGGCGAACTACGCGCTGGAGGCAAACAACTGCATTATCGACAAGTCGGGCCGTGTCGCTGCGCGTAAGGGTTGGGACAAGGCGCATACCGCTAACACGGAGTTGTCCACTTCCAACGTGTCCTGCCTCGGTGAGTTGGTGCAGACGGACGGCACAGCGACAACGGTAGCGGCGGGTGGTGCGTATCTGTTCAAGTTGGGCGGCACTACTTTGACCACGCTGACCTACGGAGGTGGTGGTGTTGCTCCGACGATCAGCGCAAGCAACTGGCAGTTTTGCTTCCTCAACGGGGTGGCGATGTTCTGGCAGGAAGGGCACGACCCACTGATCTACGATCCGGCTGTGTCGGCAACGCAGTTCCGCAGGCTTTCCGAGAAAACAGCAAGCGCCGGAACTGTCTATCAGTGCAACACGGCTATCAGCGCCTATGGTCGAGTGTGGGCAGCATCCACGGCATCTGACAAGTCCACCGTTGTATGGAGTGACCTGCTGACGCCGCACATCTGGACGGGAGGCACAGCGGGATCACTCGACTTGCGCCAAATCTGGCCGGACGGCGGCGACGAGATTGTGGCTCTCGCCGCACACAACAACTTCCTGTTCATTTTCGGACGGCACCAAATCCTGATCTATGAGGGGGCAGACGTTCCGGCAGAGATGCGCCTCAAGGATTCCATCGTAGGCATTGGCGGCATTGCGCGTGACTCTGTGCAGAACATTGGCGAGGATGTCTGGTTCCTGTCGGATACCGGCGTCCGTTCCCTGCTGCGTACCATTCAGGAGAAATCTTCCCCAATCCGGCAGACCAGCAAAAACGTGCATGATGACCTGATGGGCTACATCACGGTTGAAACTCTGGCGAACATCAAGTCAGGGTTTAGTGCGGTCAATAGCCTGTATCTGCTGACGATGCCTTCGGGCGACGTTACTTACTGCTTCGACACGCGGCAGATGCTGCAAGACGGTTCGGCAAGGGCGACCAAGTGGGTTGGTACGGAATCCACGGCATTCTATGAAACGAAGGGTCGCAGGTTCTTCATGGGTAAGGCGGGGTACATCGGTGAGTACGCCGGTTATCTGGATGACACCGCAACCTACCGGATGACGTACTACACGACTTGGATTGACTTTGGCGACCCCATAAGGAAGTCGATCCTGAAGAAGACGCGCCTGACCTGTATCGGTGGTGATTCACAGGTGATTGTAATCAAATGGGCTTACGACTTTGTAAGCACTTACTTCTCTGAAAACATAAGCACACCAACATCTTATCTTGCTGCTGAGTACGGTGTTTCAGAGTACAATTCAACGGCAGAATACGCAGGTAGAGTTGATGTGAATGTGGTTTCAGCGAACGGATTGTCTCAGGGCCAAGTGTTGCAGTTCGGATTCGAGACTGACATCAACGGCTCAGTGTTTTCTGTGCAAAAGATTGACCTTCTTTGTAAGAACGGGAGAATTTAATGGCTTCATACAGCAAAACGGTAAATTTCCTTGCCAAAGACTCCCTTCTTACCGGAAACCCAGCGAAGAAGGTCAAGGGGGCAGAGATTGATACCGAGCTTAATAACCTCGCCACGGCAGACGCCGATAACGTCAAAACCTCTGCGCTCGGTACAGGTGTTGCGACTGCGCTAGGCGTCAATGTTGGTTCTGCTGGCGCTCCGGTTCTGCTCAATGGAGCGGGTGGTACGCCTTCATCCTTGACGGGAACCAACATCACCGGCACGGCGGCAGGGCTTACCGCAGGCGTGGCATCTGCTGTTGCTGTCGGCGGCCTTACCGGTCTTGGCACAGGCGTTGCTACCGCATTAGCGGTAAATGTCGGATCAGTAGGCGCACCGGTGGTGCTTAATGGCGCTCTTGGAACACCATCAAGCGGCACGCTGACCAACGCAACGGGCCTTCCCGCTGCCGGAGTCACAGGAACTGCGCTGGTGTCAGCCGCGATAGGCACGACGGTGCAGGCTTACGACGCCACGCTGGCTTCGCTGGCGGGGCTGACCCTAACAGAAGGCGCGTTGCTGACCGCCACAGGGGCAGACGCTGCGGCTGTTCTGGCGAAGGGCACGGCATCTCAGCAACTGAGGATGAACGTAGGAGCAACAGCGCCGGAGTGGTTCACGCCCTCTACCTCATCTTTGTATATTCAGGTTGTGTATACGGACATTGCAGCGGCATCTGGAAACACCGAGATTCCATACGACAACACCACGCCGCTATCCACTGAGGGTACACAAGCTGCGACGTTGGCAATAACTCCGGCTGACAATACCAATCTGGTTGAAGTAACTGCGGCATTTAATATCAGCGTTACACAACCGGGAACCACGCAAGCCGTGTCTGCGGCACTGTTCAGGGGAACTACGTGCCTTTCGGTACAGACTCTTGTGCTGCTGGATTCCTCTACCGCTGATAGCATGATTGGCAGTGTTGCCTTTAATCTTATTGACGCCCCTGCATCGTCTTCCGCAGTTACGTACTCGATACGTGTTGGATCGGAAACTGCCGGTACAGGTTGGTCTATTGGTAACCTTTCGAAATTCGCCGGAGCCGGTGACGAGAACCAACTTATTCTGAAGGAGATAGCGGTATGAACCTGAACTACTTTCACGCCATACTGCATCTGCGCCCAGGTGCCCGGGTGGCGATATTCCGCGAGGGCAACTACGAAGACATTGACTGGGGCAGCGAAACCCCCATCCCCCAAGCCGAACTCGATGCCGCCATACCTAGCGCCCAGGCCGCGCAATCCGCCGCAACACGGCGCAAAGAGATCACGGCGAGGCTGTCTGCCATAGACCTCGACTCCGTCCGCGCTCTCCGCGCCAAGACTGCCGGCAAGGGCAAGCCGCAAGACGACACGAAGCTGACCGATCTGGACGCAGAAGCGGAAACACTCCGCGCTAAACTAGCAACACTATAAAGGAGCAACATCATGGCAGATACCGTAACCACCGCAGTAATGCAAAACTCCGAAATGGAATACGTCGTTCATCTCACCGGACTGTGCGATGCAACCGGCGAAACGAACGTGACCAAGATCGACCGTTCGGCATTGCTGAACACGGCAAACCTTGCGCCGGTCGCCGTCGACATTATCTCGGTGCGTTGGAACATCCAGGGTTACACCTACATCAAACTGTCGTGGGATCACACCACGGACGATACCGCAATGTTCCTGTCCGGTAACGGCTACGAGAACTTTGAGGATGCTGGTGGCTTGCGTGACCCGCGTAGTTCCGCTGTGACCGGAGCATCCGGTGATGTGCTGCTGTCCTCTGTAGGCGGTGTTGCCACAGCTACCTACGACATCACGATTACTTGCCGCGTTCAGTAAGGATAGATTATGTTCGCCCTGCGCCCACCGAAGAAGAAGCAACGGACAATCGCTGCGCTGTTGTATAACAACTTAGGGAGCGGTCGGAATATCTTTGACCAGGCAGGATTCGTAGCTCAACTCACCAACTCTCTAGTCCTCTCCCGAGGCACCGGCACCCCCACCTTCACCCGGGCCACCACAGGCACAGTGAGCGACAACGAAGGGCGGTTGCAAACCGCCATTGCGGGTGAGGCGAGGTTCGTTGGGGCGAGGCGGGTGAGGAATCTGATCACTGGCAGCAGTTGGGACATGACCAGCGGGAGCTGGACAAAAGATGCAGGGGTGACGCCAACAGCAGGATTTACTGACCCTGATGGGGGATTGCTTGCTTCCAAATTGGTTATGGTTGGCGCAGCAAAGCGTTGTTATAACTCCGCCGCCTCTGGTTCGACTACTCTTTACACAGGGTTTGAATACTTCTGGCTCAAGGGTGATGTTGGAGGCGAACAAGTTCAGATTGGCGACCAAAGCAATCTCTACACCGTAACGTTGACAACTTCATGGGCGCAGTACCAAACCACAGTTCGATCAATAGCGTCAGGATTTCCGCAAGTGCGATCTATCAGCGCAGGAACCACGACGATCTATGTCGCCAAAGTGCAGAGGGAAGACATCACAGGCCGCACCGACCAGACTACGCCGAGTGAGTATGTTTCGGTAGGAGCGCTCGACTACCGCAGCGACCAAGACCCGCTGTATCTGTCGCTGCCGGGGACTGCTGGGCATTATGCGAGTACGCCGGATAGCGTTGCGAACAGCCCATCGGGAACTCGCATGGCTTTGGTTGCGCAGTTGCGTCCTGCCACATGGGTTCCTGCTGCGCAGCAAGTATTCATCGGGAAGTACAAAACAAACGATTGGAGTTATGCGCTTTCACTAAACACTGCGGGGAATAGTTACATTAACTTCCAAGCATCAGTAGACGGCACTAGCCAATCTGTTATTGGCAATGGGGTCCTGCCCCCATTCGCCACCGGAGAAACTGGTTGGCTTGCTGTTTCTCGGAATGCGACAGTTCTGAAGTTTTTCTACTCAAGAGATGGCGCAACTTGGACACAACTCGGCTCAGATGGTGTTCTTGGTTTTCCGGGTGCGGTGTTTGATAGTGACCAAATTCTCTGTATGGGAGGGTGGGAACTTAATGCGGCCAATCTGAACGGTGGTCTGCTGCAAGGACAAGTTTATAACGGCATCCCCCCGATGCTCGGCGGCACTGACTCTGCAACTCCTGTCGTAGACTTCAACCCCCAACGTGACGCCACCACGCCCACAGGAACGATCACTAGCAGCACTACCAGCGAAGTCTGGACGATCAACGGTGCGAGTAGCGTTGTCAGGAATGCTGCGTATCATGGTTCCGGCATAGACGGAGTTAAGGCGTTCAACACAGACCTGACGGGTGCTGCCATTCCTGCTGCTACGAACCTCGGCTATCTGGCAGAGGCGGCGGGGACTCAGCTACTACCGACCGCTGACATACGCGACATGACCACGGCAGGATGGACGCTCGGCGCTACGATGACACGCGCCCGGACTTCGGTAGGTGCTGACGGCGCAGCGAACTCGGCAACACGACTGACAGGCGGCGCAGTAGCAGCAACAAATACCTGCTACACCACTATCGTAGCGGCGGCATCCTCGCGCACCTATTCTGCGATGGTCAAGCGTGTCACCGGAACCGGCCCTGTGCGTATCGTGCAGAC